AGTAAATAGTCATCAATATTTTTAATAACTGTTTTTATACTTAATGCTGCAGCACCCATCAACATTGACATACCTGATGCAGTTCTAGTTGTAGATTGTACACCTGTTGCACCATGTGAGTATGATGGTATACCTGTAGCTTCATCTGCAAGTTGTCTAAACTTGTCAAACATTTGCAAATTTTCATATGCAGTATTAGGGAACTTAACTCCGTGTACTGCTTGTCCTGTTTGTCCACTTTGTCTTCTAAATATTTTACCAGGAAATACTTTCATGTCTTGCCCAGGTACTAGCATTGTTTCATCAACGTCAAACACTAAATTACCTGCAAGTGCTAAGTTATCAATAGCCATTCTTGCATGACCATTCATAACTTGTTGTGAGTCTTCCATATTTTCTGGTATACCCACACCAAAAAATTGATATGGATTTAATTCATATGGACAAACTAAATATGGTATTCTTGTTGGAGTAAATGGATTTTCTACCATTCTTAAAACTTTATTACCACATATCCAAACATTAACCGATATATTATCACTTTCAGATTCGTAGTATAAACCACACTCATCTGCAATCTTTCTATCTATTATACCCCAATATTCTAATACTTCAAATCTATTTTTATAAATACTTGTTATATTTTCTCTATCATACAAAGAAGATTCAAATCCTCTTGTTTGATAATTAGGTCCCATATCTAAACACTCTTTTACAGCTTCAGCATTAAACATAGGTTTTTCTGCTAAATCTTCAAACTGTTGTTTATTGTAAGAATGTCTTTGAATAACATAATCACAATCGTTCATGTTTGTTGCATTTGGATCTGGATAAAAATCCCAACAAGATACTGCTTCTATACTTGGTATTGTTTTTAATTTTTTAACTTGTACATTAATTTGATTACCTTCATCATCTTCGCCAGTATCAAATGAATTATATTCTTTTAAATCTGTAAATGGACCTTTTAGTATTCCTGTTCCTAATAATGCCATTTCAAAAAATACATGACGCATAATTGTAATAGCTTTACTTTCCTCTAACTGATCATGTATTAACTTTTGCATTGCTTCTGCAGCTTTTCTTGCAGGTTCTATTTGTGGTTCACCACGATTAGCAGGTCCTTCTTGAAATCCTAGATCTTGATAGTTTTGTGCTAGTGATTGCATTAATTCATTAGCAGTAGCACCTGCTGGCATAGCTCTACCATCACCATTAAAACCATAAGGACTCATAGGCTCTTGTGACTGTTGTGCTTGTTGTGGATCTAAGTGTGCTCTTTCTGCTATATCTTCTGGTACAGATGTAGGAGATACTCCTAGCGGAAATTTACCTTGAGAAAATAAAACTTCAATAATTTGACCAAACGAAGCAAGAACCTTAGTCTTTGTTATTTTAACAAACACTCTTGACTTTTCGTTTTCACGAAATGCCATTTCAGGTCCATATGCTTTCAACCATCTTTTTTCATCATATACTTTTGATGTTTCAGCTTGTTGAAAATGACTTCTTATTAAACCAACTAAAGGATTCCCCTCGGCTTCGTAGCCGCCATTATTTTTATTCTCTTCTTCTTGCATTAATTTTTCTTTTTAATTTTTTTAGATTCTTTAAATGCTTTTACTTTTTCTTTTACAACACCTTTATATTCATCTATTGATTTTAATTGTTTATTAATAGATTCTTTTAATTGTGGAAATTGATCTTTTACTTTTTTTCCAACATCTTTCATTATATCAGATTTAAGAAGTTTTTCTTGTAATTTATCTTTCATAGTTTTACCTTTATCAAAAGGTTTTTCTTTTTTTAAAGTTTTATCTATGACAGTTTTTCCAATCTTATATAATTTTCTTGCTTTTAATAAACCAGGTAATAAAGCTACCTTTGTATTATCAGTATGCCCTACAAATTTTTCATCATTTGCAGGTCTTAAATCATCAGGTGTTTTAGCCATTAATAATCTCTTTCTTCAGCCATTCTAAAGATTGCTGGGTCTACTTTTGATTTAGACTTACCTTTAGCATCATTACCATCACCACTTGTAGCTCCTTGTACTATTTTAGCATTCTTTTTAGTTTTTTTAATTTTCTTTTTAGTGCCTGCATAGATGACAGGTATAAAATTGCTTTTGGGTCCAAGACTCATTAATAATCTTTTTCGTCAGCCATATTAAACAAAGATTCTTGAACATGCTCTGCACCAGGTTTACTTGGTTCAGTTACATCATACTCAAACGGTTGGTATTTTTTAGGTGCATGTTTTGAAAAATCAATATTAGTATGTTCCCTGTTTGGATTTTTTCCATCAGGTGCATCACTGAATTGACCTTGTTCAACTTTAGCTTTTGGATCAAATTTAGTTTCCATATGCTCTCCTTATATTTTTATCTTTTTTATTTTTAGTATATTTTTGGTAGGTATGGTTGTATAGTTACCACCTTGTTTTATTTCTTTATTATCTTCAAAAGAATAATCAGCCATTAAAATTGTAGAATTAGAATCTTGTTTAACTAACCATCCAACACTACAGCATACAGCTGTTTTTGCTTTTTTGATATCTACTATATCAGCCCAATTGCATTCACTGACGATATCCTCCCACCATACTAAATTTAAAGTATAGGGAAAATTTTTTCTATTTCTTTCTGGTATTTTTATTTTTTTTGACACCCTTTAACTTTCCAGAATTTTCCATAGCATAAAATACAGCTTCACCTTTTTTCTTGCCGTATTGTTTTACCATAGACTTTTTAATTTTTTTACCTTTTTTATTTAGTGGCATTAATATCCAAATGTGTTATCAGCCATATGATAGCTGTTTTGAGTAAATGAAGTTCTAAATCTTTCTGCAAATTTAGGATGTGTTGGTCTACTCATACAACCATAACGTAATGCATCGTATGCATGATCTTCTGCATTAGTATCCACATCTTCAGGGTTTTTATTATCTGTAGGTAACGCACCTAAAGTTCTAATTAAATTTCTACAATTTTTAAAAATTCTTATACCAGGTTCTTTATCATTTACTTTTAATCTTTTATGAACCTCTAATTTACCATTAATTCTACTCTTTGGTGATCTATCTGATGGTCTCCATCTACAACCATTTTGTATCATTGTCTCTGCAATACTAGGGCCTACATCACCTCTCTTTGCCCATGTGCTAGCATCTAATACTCCATAGTGAATATACTCACCATTTTCTAAAGTTATTACTTGTCTTGCGAAGTTATCTGCTGTAACTTTTTTAGTATATAACTCTCTATAAATCCAAAGATTGTTATTGTAATCAACAGCAAACCATAACACACAAGCAGGAGAAGAGTAGCCCCAATCAGCAGCACGAAACTTATACCAGCCCCTAGGTATTTCAAAAGGTTCGACAACGTGAGTTGTTTTACTAAATTCTGGAAAAGCTGAATCTTCATAGGCATCCCAATCTCCATCTAAAAATTGTTTACGTTGTGCTTCTGGTAAAGATGCAAGCATAATATAATAATCATCAGTCTGCATCAAATAAGGATTGTCCTGTAGCTTTGCAGGTATAAACCTTCTACTAATATATTTTTTTCCTTTAGGTGTATCTATCCCTACGTCAAACGCTGTATTTGGTTCAGCTGGATCTACAAACATTTCTCGTACCCACTGTGAACCTACATTGCCTGGATTACCTGTTGCTCTCATGTATACAGGTATATCTGTATCAACGGATCTTAAAGAAGATCTTAAAAAATTATATATATCTGGCGAAGGATATTGTGGAAGTTCGTCTATTCCTATCCATGTGTATGATTGACCTTGGTATCTCAAAACATCTGTTGTGTTCTCTGCGTAACCAAACTCTATCTTTGCCCCTGATGGGAATCGCCATTCTTTTTCTTGTTCTCTCCATTTTGCTCCTGGAAATGCTTTCGAGTATAATAACTGAGACTTCTGTATTAGGTCTCTTAACTCTGGCATTGTCCGTCTTATTAGGAGTGCTCTATGATTAGCTTTGGAACAATAACGAAGTGGATCTACTAGCATCGCATATGACTTGCCTCCACCTCTTGCTCCGCCATAAAATACTTCTCTTTCAGAAGCTGCAAGAAATTCTGTTTGTGGACCTGAGTTAGGTTTAAAAATTATTTCTTGCTGATTTATGTGCTCTTGTACATTTTTAGGAGCACTCTCGATTATGTCTTCTGTAAGTAGTTGTGTCTCTTTTCCTGTTAATGCTTTATCAATAGTTAACAGTTTATTTTTTGTATTTTCTGCAGACATCTTAGCAGAACGTAGAGTTTGTTCTGCCTTTGCAACTTTCTTACGACTGCGAGCTAGAATCTGTTTGACTGACTTCTTGGCTTTCTGCTGAACTACCTTCTTTGGTTTCGGTGGTGCTATTTCGTTCAAGTCTTTTTTTAAGTCCGACATGTGATATGTATCTTCCTGTTTTTCTATGTAGCCATTGGGCAGTTTCTCTTAGTGAACAAGTTTTTGAATATTCTTCTGCTTGTCTAAGAGCATCTAATTCTTCTTTTACTGGTTCTAGATATTCTGGATCTTGTGATTGCTTAAAACCAAATGGTATAGTTCTAGCTCTCTTCTTGATCTTTATTGGTTCCACTTTTAATTTCTTAATTTTAATGGAACAGGATAGCTAGGTTTCATTACTTCTATCTTTATCTCTGCTCTTTCAAAAGCAGCACTAGGACTATAACCCATTTCTAAATCATGGTTATAATATTCCATAAATTTATCACCTACCTTCCCATTACTTGCATAAAGTTTTAATTTTTTAGATTGGCTTTTAGATAACTTTTTAGTTTTAGGATGCTCATTAGCATATTCTAATTTATTTTTGTCTATCTTCATCTTTTTTATTATTATCTTTTGCTGGTAGTATAAATATACCGTGTAGAGCTTTCATATTTATATCAAGTTGGTCTTTTTTTGTTATACCAACTCTATCTAATACTGAGTTAGCAGCTGCTAGACGAATGTTAGAGTGTGGTGTGGTCCCGTCTTCGTCTAGTAGGTCTGTTAACCGAGTAGCTGCTTTTGCAGAGTGTGTAGATAAGTGAGTCTCCGCTAATTCTGTTATCTCTTT